AATGTTTCATTCTTTGATTTATATGGAAAAATAATTAGTACAATTAAAGATATAACAGGATTGCCTACTTCTTACTTGTCTGAATATCCACGTCCTGGATTTCATATATTTCGAGGTAAGCAAACACCACATCCTTTTGAATATCATATAGATACTACAATATGCAGATATGATACTAATTATAAACCAGAACAATGTTATTCTTTTTTATCTTTAATTGAATCACCAAGCAGTGATCCTGCTGGTTTAGAGTATAAAGATACAAATGATTTTGATGCTTTAAGAGATTATCCTGAAAAAGTAAAGCTATATAACTTAAATACTTTTTATTATTGGAAAGGTGATCATTTTCATAGGATGAAAAAATTTGGTATGAATGACGGAGAAAGTAGAATTACTTTACAAGGTCATTATGTACTTAAAGATAATAGAGCATATATTTACTGGTAAGATTATGAAACGTTTTTCTTTTGCTGAAATACAAAATTTCTTTTCAGAGGGCGAGCGAAACCAAATAGCAAGAAAGGTTTTAGAATTAAAATCACATTGGAAAAAATTACACGACTATAATGTATATAAAAATAGTCTTGATATGAAATCTGATTATTCTAAAAACCAATATTTACTTGGTGATAGTATATATCCACTTACTCCCAAAGATACAAGTGAGATAAACAAAGAAGTTCAAGGAATACTTTTAAAAGAATTTAAAGATCTAATATATAAAAAACTAATTGAAAATGTTGGTAAGTGGTTTGAAGTATTTAATTATAAAGAAACTGAATTTTATCCAAATTTACCAATTCCTGGATTTCATATATTTGACGGAAAACAAACTGCTCAACCATTCGGATGGCATACTGATACGACACTTTGTTTATGGGAAGATAATATAGATCCTAAAAGACTGTTTTCTTTTTTATCTCCTATTATAATGCCAGAAAGAGGAGCACACTTAGAGTGGTTAATGCCATCAGGAAAAGAAACTATGATACCATATGAATATGGAACACTTCATATATGGAATGGTTTAGAACAGCATAGAATAGGTCGCCACGCATTAGCTAATTTTGAAAAACGAATTACATTACAAGGACATATTTACATTAATCCAAACGGAAAAGTACAATTATTTTTTTAACTTAACACACAGAGGAACATGAACGTGCCAAAAGCGACAGAGACTTTATCTTTAACAAAAGAAAGAAATTATTTTAAACCATTTAATTATCCATGGGCATATGATGCATGGCTTAAACACGAGCAATCACATTGGTTGCATACAGAAGTACCAATGTTAGAAGACGTGAAAGATTGGAAAAGTAAATTAACACCATCTCAAAAGAGTTTTCTTACAAATATTTTTAGATTTTTTACACAAGGGGATATTGATGTAGCAGGTGGTTATGTGATGAACTATCTTCCATATTTTCCACAACCAGAAGTAAGAATGATGATGTGTGGATTCGCAGCACGTGAAGCTTTACATATAGCAGCATATTCTCATTTAATTGAAACATTAGGTTTGCCAGAAGCAACTTATAATGAGTTTAATAATTACAAAGAAATGGCAGCAAAACATAATTACTTTGTTGACTTAGCATCTAAATCTACAAGCAAAGCAAGTATTGCTACAAGTATAGCAGCATTCTCAGCATTTACAGAGGGTATGCAATTGTTTTCATCTTTTATTATGTTGTTAAATTTTCCAAGACATGGTTTGATGAAAGGTATGGGACAAATTGTCACTTGGTCGATAGTAGATGAAACACAACATTGTGAGAGTATGATAAGATTATTCCGTACATATATAGAAGAGAATAATGAAATATGGAATGATTCTCTTAAAAAGAAAATATATGATATCGCTGAAAAGATGGTAGAGTTAGAAGATAACTTTATTGATCTTGCTTTCTCAATGGGCGATATGCAAAATTTAAAAAAAGAAGAGGTGAAAGAATATATTCGTTATATTTGTGATCGTAGACTCATATCAATGGGATTACGAGGTATTAATAAAAGAAAAACAAACCCACTTCCTTGGGTAGAGGACATGATAAATGCTCCAATACATGGAAACTTTTTTGAAAATCGTATTACTGATTATGCAAAAGGATCTCTAAAAGGTAATTGGGGTGATGTTTGGGGTGCTAAAAAATAATGAAAACGCAAACAGTTAAATTTCATTGTATGTCTTGTGAAACAGAGGGTAAAATTTCATTTACTACTCAAGATGATACATTGTCTAAAGCAGATGTTGCTTATTGTCCAATGTGCGCACATGATATAGCTGAAAATAATAACGATAATGAGTTTGAAGATCAAGATCAAGAACAAGATGAATAAATATAAGTATGACACAATGGTTATACGAAAACAAAGAGTTCATTAATCCTTCAAAATATTTCGGATTTATATATTCTATTACAAATCTTTTAAATAATAAAGTTTATATAGGAAGAAAATACTTTACTTCTGCTAAAACTAAACAGCCACTTAAAGGAAGAGTTAATAAAAGACGTTCAAGAATAGAAAGTGATTGGAAAGAATATTGGGGATCTTCATCTACCTTTTTAAAAGAAATAGAAGAAATAGGAAAACAAAATTTTAAAAGAGAAATACTTCGACTTTGTAAAACAAGAGGAGAAGTTAATTATTGGGAAGTAAAGTATATGTTTGAATTTGATGTATTAAACGCAAAACTTCCTAATGGTGAAAACAAATATTATAATGAAAATATTATGATGAAATTTACAAGAAATAATATAGGAAAATGATTCCTTTAAAAACTTTTAGATTTCTAGTAGTAATTAACAATAAAACTCCAGGAATTATAGTCGAACAACGTGCCATGAACGTGACTGATGCTACAAGAGCAGTACAAGCACAATATGGTAAAGATAGCAAAGTTGTATTTTATGGTTTTGGAAACGAAGGAAAGTAATAAATGAAAACCTTATTATTAATTAACGCATTATTTCTATCTACTATCGCAGCATTTTATGCGATTACTGGGTTAATAGCAATATTTGCAACAGCTGTAATACCAATAGCAATTATGGGTACAGCTTTAGAAACAGCAAAATTAGTAATTGCATCTTGGTTATACAGAAGATGGAATGATATAACAAAAGTAATGAGATATTATTTTAGTGTATCATTAGTTGTACTTATGTTCTTAACGAGTATGGGTATTTTTGGCTTTTTAAGTAAAGCACATTTAGATCAAGCAGTACCATCAGGTGAAGTATCTTCTAAAGTTTATATATTAGATGATAAAATTAAATATCAAAGAGATATAGTTTCAAGAAACCAAAAAACTATTAAACAATTAGATGATTTAGTTGAACAAAGTATCGGTCGTACTAATGATGAAAAAGGTATTAATGCTGCGACTGAATTAAGACGCAAACAAGAGGGACAAAGAAATAAATTAGTTGCTGAAATAGAAAAAGCACAAAATACAATTAATAATTTAAATAATGAAAGAGCACCAATTGCTGGACAATTAAGAAAGATCGAAGCAGAAGTTGGTCCGATTAAATATATTGCTGCTTTAATATATGGTGATAAGATAGATGAAAATCTACTTGAGAAAGCTGTAAGATTTGTAATTATTATTATTGTATTGGTATTTGACCCATTAGCAGTTATGATGTTAATTGCTTGGAACAGAGAAATAGCATTTACAAGCGGAGTAAAACCACAAGATCCAACTCCAACAACACCATTAACAATATTACCAACTATTAAACCATTAACAGAAGTAAAAGAAATAGTTAAAGATATAAAAACTGAGATAAAATCTAAATTAAAAGAAACTTTAAATAAAGTAAAAGAAAAAATAACTGATGGTAATTCATATTTGGAACGTAAGCGAAAAGAAAGAGCAAACGATTTATCAAATATAAATACAAATAAGACACCTACTGCGTTTTATGAAATTGATAACGTAGATGTGTATGAAAGAAAATCAGATATAAAAGAAACAATAACAAGACCATTAGATGGAAGACCAGAAGAACCTAAAAATTCTGTGATTCCTAAGAAAGAATAATTATGAATAATGACGAAATTAAATCTTTATGGCGACCAGCGATTGCTTGGCTGTATATTGCTATTTGTTTTGTTGACTTTATGGTATTCCCTATTTTATGGAATGTGGCACAAATATCATTTTTAAAAACAATAGTGATTACTGCATGGACACCATTAACACTACAAGGTGGTGGATTATTTCATATTTCAATGGGAGCAATATTAGGTGTGACTGCTTATGGGCGAACACAAGAAAAACTTAATGGTTCATCAATTACAACAACAGTAATGCAACCACCAGCAGCAAAACCACCTGTACCAAATTTTCCAGTTCGTGATTAATATGACTGAAAAAAACTAAACAAACAACTTAAAGATAAATTATGGCAAAACGTGCAGCAAATTATGGATCAAATACTAAGAGAGAATCACAACCAAAACGTACAAGTATTGGAAATGGATTTCATAGTAGTTCTATGATGAATAAGCATAAGCGAAGATCGTTTAAAGCTTATCGTGGTCAAGGTAGACCCTAATAATAAAGGAGTACAGAATGAAAAAGTTAATTGATAGAATAAAAAAACTATTTAAAAGATGCGTTTGTAAAAAATAAATTATTTTTATATTATGAATAATGTTATGAAATATGTGATTACAGGACACAAATCTGGTATAGGTAAATCTATATTTGATTATTACGCAAAACAATCTGATACATATTGTATAGGTTATGACAAATCGCATCATTTAGATTTAAATGATCCAAAAGTGCATTCAGACTTTATAGGAAATTGTAAAGATGCTTCAGTAATAGTATTGAACGCACACACTGGACAACAACATACATCTTTAGAGAATCTTTACAATCTCTATAAACAACAATCAAAACATATAATCGTAATGGGTTCAATGGTAAGTAAATTATGGAAGACTCCACAAGAAGTTCCTCAAGGATTTGAAAACTATTGGTCACAAAAGAAATTACTTGATAAATCAATAGAAGAATTATATAATCCAAACATCCCTTTTAAAATTAGTATTATTCGTCCAGCTTGGGTTGATACTCAACTCGCAAAAGAATATTCAGGAAAAAAATTAACAATAGAATCGGTTTTAAATTCAGTAAGATTTATAATTGAGAATAAAGACGCACACATAACAAATATGGAATTACAATGTACGAATTAAGAAATAGTGCTGATGGTGAATTACCTAAAATTGTCACAAAAACATATGGTCATTGGGTTGAAATGTCTGATGGTAAGAAATACTTAGATATACAATCTGGTAATAGTGCTTTCACACTTGGTTATGGAAATAAAGAAGTAATACAAGCAATGGCTGATAAGATAAACTCAGTTGCATTCATAAGAGGTAATACTGGTGAGTCTGATGTAGATACTCAAGAGATGGTTCATTTTGTTTTATCTGAATCAAGAATGTCAGTTATGTCTTGGGCTATTGCTGGAACTTCAGCAGTAGAGTGTGCTATTATGATGAGTGATACATATTGGAAAACTGTAAATCCTAAAAAGAATTTAATTGTATCTTGTACTCCAGGATATCATGGCACAAGTTATCTAACAAGAGCAATGGCAAGTCCATATACAGTTGATTTTCCATCAGATAGATTAAGATGCATCCGAGCACCTAAATGGAAAACAATAGAAGAACGTGAATTAGAAGAAGAAAGAGCATTAGCAGAATTACAAAAAAGATTTAGTAAATTTGGTGACTCAAGCAATGTTGGTGCTTTTATAGTAGAAACTTGTCCTTGGAT